CAGGTGATACACTTGTAGCAGCCGAGGACGGACAGAAGCGTATAGATGAGATCAAAGTCGGCGATAAGGTATGGGCTTATGATATTTATACCGGAGAGAGTGAACTGAAGGAAGTTCTGACGGTTTATGTCCATCAGCAGACAGAGATACTTCATCTTCACACAACAGTCGGTGATATCGATACAACAACAAATCATCCGTTCTATGTCATAGGCAGAGGCTGGGTAGCAGCAGGCGACCTTGTTGAGGGCGACGAGATATATCTCCTTGACGGCACAACAGCGTATGTAACAGATTCAGAGCTTGAAAAGCTTGCAGAGCCAATAAAGGTGTATAACCTTGAGGTCGCTGACTTCAACACCTACTTCGTCGGCAATGAAGCCGTTCTGGTGCATAATACTTGTTCAGAGCATTCTAAAAAGCTGAGAGATAATCTGGCATCAGATGGTCGCCCTGTAGGACAAGGCGAGGCAGTGGCTCATATTGTAGCATCAGGCGGCTACAAGAATCAATGGGAAAATGCAGCTAATTCAAGAGGTATATTGGCAACATATGATATAGATATAGATGATGCTGCTAATGGCATACCCTTGGGGCATCCTAATCCTCATGGACAAACGCATACAAAAGCATTTCATGACGGAGTTTATAACAGACTTAGTGGAGTTGTAAATTCAATGGAAGGAGAAGATTTTATGAGTATCCGAACAGCATTATTGGACACATTACGCGCAATTGGTAATCAAGTACTGGGAGGAAACTATAATATATGAGCAGAACAGAGGATTTTGAACTTCTACTTGAAGCATCAAGAAACAGTTTCAAATCATTATTTAAAGAGCATAATGAAGAATTCTATTACTGTACTTTAATCTTATCAATAAAGGTGTATAACCTTGAGGTCGCTGACTTCAACACCTACTTCGTCGGCAATGAAGCCGTTCTGGTGCATAATTATGAAAATTCTGATGGCAATGGCTCAATAGGCTACCCTAAAAAAGATCATGATATTGATTTGCGAGGTTCAAGAACTGGTTATCGAGATGCATTAGATATTGCATTTGAGCATACTGGTCAACCAGGAGAGAAATTTATGGTTTCAAAATGGGCAAGAGATGCAAATGGCAAATCCATACCTGTAGAATACATCGGACCTGATGGTTCATATGTTGATATAGATTTTGCACATTCACCAAGTTATGACAGAAAGGGGATGTGGGCAACCGGACCAGATTCGCCACATATTGGTTGGACTTCCGGAAAGAATAATAAGACAACAGGGCATATTCTGATCGATGCTGTTCCTACAGGAAGAGATTATGCATATTCTGATCAAGAAAAACAAGTTATCAGCTTATTAAAAATGCATGGATTGTGGTGATAAAAAATGATAGAAGATTTAATTGAATACTGCGAAAAGAATTTATTAAATTATCAAGTTATATCTTATGCAGAAAAAGAAAAGATAAAAAGCACTATTAATGATTATTTTATTGATAAATCTAAGAAGAATGGGAGAACGCTTTTTGATTTTTTAAAAATAAGCGAATCAGTTTCTGTAAATGATCCTGATTCATGGCGATTATTAAAACCATTTTTTGTTAACAAAAAAGCTGTAGTATTCTTTAGATATGATGATGAAAAATATGTAATGTTATCTGACAGTAGTTTATTTTTTGATTTCTACGATAATTATCCAGCGATTGAGTTTTATCTTATAGAAACATCTGGCGAATCTTTATGTGGATATAATCATTCACACGTAGTTTTCGCTATGGGTAAAGCTGCTGATTGGCTGGAGCAGAGTGAAAAATATATGGAGTATTATAAATAACATAAAAGCCGAGGTCATAGACCTCGGCTTTTTTCTTGACAATATTTTGATGAAAAAGGGAAAAATCTCCGCAAAGTAACAAACTCTATGGAGTACTTTTAATTGTTAAATATAAAAATAAGTGGTTGATAGATTTTTGTCAAAAAATCGAGCCCACAAATGCCTATTTTAAGCCATTTGTAAGCTCAAATTTTGAGACGAGGGGAATTGAAAAAGTAGAAGCACTTTTAGTGGTTTTTGCTAAATTACGAAAATGGCTGTATTTCGCGGTATTTTACGATTTCGCTTTTAGCAGCTTCAAGTGTTTTTTGGCAGCTTTTGGTACAAATAAGTGGTAAACAAGTGGTTGGAATGGCTCTATTCTACGTTAAAAGCTGAATATAGCTACTCAAAATAAGTGGTCAGATCCCGACGGAGTTCACTTTGTATATTTTGCATTAAAAGAAAACTCAATATAATAATAGCTTATTCCGCAGTATACAACATCCACCAGCAATCAATAAGCATTAATGACATCAAAATACTAATAAGAAGTATTACGTAATACCACCATTTCTTTTTGAACTGTTTAAATCCGAAAAACATATTGATTCCGTTTACTATTACTGCTATCGGCATTGTCCATTCCGGTATTTTATGTCTTAAAGCTTTATGCAGATTAAAAAGCAAGTCATGAGATATTGCTCTTTCTCGCATATTTATCCAAAAATCATTTTTATTCCCATCCAACGACATGAATTTAGTTTGCGAATATGTAGGGAAGCACAATAATATAAAAATAAAGTAAAGAACTGATATAACCACAAATATAAGCTTTTTATTACTTTTTTTCATCTGAATTTATCTCCTATATTCCAATAATCCGAGAAAACTGCTGTATTAGCGTTATCATAGTAATAGTCTTCGTTTTTATCGCGTTGCTTTTTAGAATTTCCATAAATCAAACCTGGTACATTACCATAGTTTTCTCCATCCTTTAAATAAGGCTGTACATCATATTTGTCGTGACTTAAAGATGATGTTTTCTTTGGAGTTCCATCAAGGTTTATATAATCAAAATCATATGCAGAGTAATTATATGTTTCTACGTTAACTGGATCATACTTAAAATTTTGATCGTTTTGTGCTTTTTTATAATCATCTGTTAATATTTGCCAATGAGTTGCATCTGTTAGATAATCATAAATTTCATCATTGCTCATTCCGCTGAGATCTTTGTTTGGCGTAACCACAACTTCGTTCATTCCATACTTGTCAACAAATTTCATATTATATTCATTCCAATATGTGGAATAACTCGGATAATAATCATTTTTACTAATGTATATAGAAACATTATTTATATCATTATTGCTGTTGTTCATATGATATCGAGTATGTTTTTTATCATATAAATACCAATTATCTTTATTTTTAACAAGCTCTGCAAAACTTGAAGGCGTGCGATTGAGTTTCAGCCTGAAATAATGCAATTCTTCGTCAACTGTGCCATATTCCATCACGCATTCATTGAAAAATTCGCAGAACCTGAGCCAGTTTTCATCAGATACGGATTTAAGATATAATTCGCAATTATTGACATCTTTCATCATTATGTCCAATTCAGCTTTTGCAATATAATCATTTTCCTTTTTGAGGTTAAAATAATAAGGCAAAACACCATCTAAATCATTATACCATGTGTGGTTATATGAACCCTGATATTTAAGCTCTGCCTTTTGCATGACTTCTGATTTTGTATTCATCTGTACTGTGACCGGCTATACAGTAATTCCCGCTGCCGAAACCGCCTGTTCCGTTGAAATGTCCGACTGCCCGGGATATGGTCTTGCTGTCAGTACCCTCTAAAACCGGAGCTTTGATATCCAGATCTGCTATCTCCACCACAGGATTCTCACGCATTAGCTGCTGTTTCAGATACTCGCGGTGTATCTTCCTTGCACCGAAAAAGCCGAGAATGCCTGTACCGATGATAATTGCGGCAAGTCCCGTTATAAACAGGACTTGCTGCATCTTGTCATTTCTTCGCCCGTTATCTGCTGTATTATTCATTTTCTTTTCTGCGGAGCATTCCTGACTTCAGTACAGCGAACGCACCTGCGACAGCAAGCAGCAACGCGGAAACAGCTGCTCCTGCTGTGCCGAGGGAATTATTTCCTGTCTGGGGGAGATCGACCTCGCTGTTGTCTGAGTTGAGAGTGCCCTTGCCCGTGTCGGGATCAAGGTGATAGGCATCAACAGGCGTTGCGTTTTCATCGTATAATGCCACAGTCACAGAATTGTTGTCATTGACGATGGGATGTGTATTGGCCGGCTTTATACCTGTCTTTTCTTCATAGTCCTTTGCGGCCATGTCAGAGAGCTGTTCAACGGTATACTTGCCGGGTACTTCGCGGCGTACATAGTGAGTTGAGCTACCCTCCTGATCGAGATAGATGTCGTTGCAGTATGTCTCATCAGGTGCCCTGAATCCTGCAAAGAAGTGTGATGAGCCGTCCTTGACAAGCTCAATGCCTATTACCTTTTCGTCGTTTTCATCCAGCCAGTATACAGCCTGGATCGTACCGAAATCTGTGCCGCCGTCGTAGGTGTAGGAAAATACATCGTCTGTCCTGATATTGAGAACGTTGCAGCTGCCTTCTGTATCCTCATACCACATACCTGCTAAAGCAGAAAAATCGTAATTCTCGACTGCCATAAGCTCACGCCATGTGCCGTTCTTATAGCTGTTTATCTTCCATCTGCCGTCCTCGATCCTGAACTCTGCCCAGCCGTTGCCGAAGAGATCATTTCCGCCCATTGTCAGAGCTGAGAAGCTGTCCATAGCGGGATCGAGTACTGCAACACCGTACATCGTTTCAAATGTGAAGAAAGAGCGGCCCACATTCTTTACATAGAGCGAACCATCATGCTCAGTGAAGCAGTCATCGCATACACTGATGATCTGGTCTCTGAGATCGCCTGTGAGAGTTTCGGAAACAAAGCTCCTGAAAGCCACGATCGAAGTGAAGCGGCTGTCTTTTACCTTTACATGATCGTTGACAACAGCATCATTCACTGTCTGCAGAGGACTTGCATTCATGATCTCCATGATCGTATTGAAATCCTCCATTCTTGAAACAGCGATCTCCTTTTTCTCTGCTGACTTTTCATCTGTGATCTCCTCAGCGGCCTTTTCATCTTCCTGTGCGACACGTACAAGCTGGGACATACCGCCGTTGCCTGTGTAGAATATATCAGTATTTTCCTGCTGGCAGTAGCAGCCGATAAAGAATTCCTCTCCCTCATAGAATGCGAAGAAAGGTACGTTGAATTCTCCTCCGAATGTGTCATAGTCGATCTTCACTGTTCCGGTATGAGTCTTGCCGTCGGGTTCTGTATAAGTGTATGTTCCGTCCTCGTTCACGTCAATGAAGCCGCTGTCAGTCACGCCTACCGTTACGTTCTTTCCCTCTTCTGCCACCTGATACTTCCAGTGGCCTGTGATATTGCGTAAATCCGTCAGATCATAGCCGGTGGTCACAGCTGTTCCTGCTGCTGCGGAAGGCTCCTCTGCCTCAGGCTTATCTGTATCGTTCTTATCCTGTGCAACACGGACGAGCTGAGATTCACCGCCGTTGCCTGTGATGTATACATCTTTGTCATTCTGATCGCAGTAGCAGCCGATGTAAAAATCGCTGTCGCCGTAAAATGCAAAGAACGGTACCTTGAACTCGCCGCCGAATGTGTCATAATCCACCTTTACCGTTCCGGCAATGGTCTTGCCCTCAAGGTCTGTGTAGATGAATGTTCCGTCCTCCTTCACGTCAATGAAGCCGTTGTCAGTCACACCTGCTGTTACGTTCTTTCCCTCTTCCGCCACCTGATACTTCCAGCGACCTGTGATATTGCGTATGTCTGTTACATCATATGCTGTTTCAGATGTTACAGATGCCTCTGCTCCTGTGGACGGTTCGGATTCGGCTGCAAATACTGTTGCTGCGGGAGCTGCTGCTATAATTGCGAGGGCAGCGATACAAGAGATCATTTTTTTCATAACTGTTACCTCCGTTAAATTTAGTAGAGTGGTTTGTTTCGGCTGTGTGCCTTTCTGTGATTATATGATAGCATATATTTTCCCCCCGTGTGTCCAGAATTACAGAACTGTAATCCGATTACAATTTTGTAATTGGTCAATAAGAAAAAAAGACAGCTCACAGTATTCTCTGTGAACTGTCCCTGTATCCTGTTTACTGGATCTTGTCAAATTCATAGTCGCGGAAGGTGTCATCCTTATCGTCAAGCCACGAAATGCTGTATTCGTGCAATACACCGCCCTGCCATTCACGGTTTTTCACATTGATCTTCATTGTGGCTGTTCCGTCCTCATACACCCTGGTCTCTGAGGTCTCACCGTCACCCAGATACTCCGTTTCATAGAGCACTCCGCCGCTGCATACCATGACGGAGCTGCTCTCGTCATACACGCAGTTATAGGTCAGCCTGCTGTCTGTCATGGATGCTCCGCCGCCTGTGCGCCACTCGATATCAGCGATATACCCGTCGCCGTTTTTCGATATCAGTATCCTGTTCTTGCCGCCGGACCATTCTCCGATGAAGGTATCCCCGTTTATAACAACAGGGGCAGGTTCAGAGGCAGGAGCATATTTCGGGGGTGCAGTCGGCTTTTCTGTCTCAGCAGTATTTTCTGTCGCAGTCTGAACAGCGGTTTTCTCAGAGCCTTCAACTCCGCAGGATACCATCGAAAGCATCATCGCAGATATCACAAGGCAGGAAAAGATCTTTTTCATAGCATTTCTCCTTATCACGGATCATCCGGCATCACGTTCAGTTGCGTACTATCTGCGATTCACCGCCGTTGCCCGTCACATAGACATCGGAGTGTTCATTCTGGCAGTAGCAGCCTATGAAGAACTCATCGCCCTCATAGAACGCAAAGAACGGGATCCTGTAATCGCCGCCGAATGTGTCGTAATCCACCCTGACCGTACCGGAATGAGTCTTGCCCTCAAGGTCGGTATAGACATATGTGCTGTCTCCTTTTATATCGATAATGCCGTTGTCAGCCACTCCTGCTGTGATATTCGTGCCCTCAGGAGCTACCTGATACTTCCACTGACCGACAAGCTCGCTTATATCAGTGAGAAAATAGCCGGTATTATCAGAGGGAATCTCATTGACAAAGTCAGCGCTTATATAGCCGGTCTTGCCGTTGAAGCTCGTGGCATACCAGCCGGCCTTACCGCATGAGAATACGTTTATCTGTGTTCCGTCAGGGATAGAACCGATGACCTCAGCTGATGTGAACGGCTCCTCCCTCATGTTCAGATCGCCGCCTTTTGTATCAACATAGCCGCCGAATAAGCGCTCATTCTCATTCAGCACAAGCGGTTCCTTGGGTGCTTCATTTGCAGGAGCCTTCGGCTGTGCATTGTCTGCCGCCGGAGCAGCAGCTGTCGCTTTATCATTTTCAGTGTTCGCAGGAGCCTTTGCCTCAGTTTTTCCTTCTGCGGCGGCGGGGGGGGCAGTCTCCGCGGCCTCAGTCTCAGGCTTAGAAGACTTTGTTCCGGCAGTCTCCGGTGAAGATGTTGAAGTGATGATGTCCGGTGTACTTCCTGATGTCTCTCCGACATCATCGATCCCGCATGATACCATTGTGGAAAGCATTGTGAGTATTGCAAGACAAGTAATCATTTTTTTCATGATAATCTCTCCTTTTAGATCATTTGTAAGGTCTGTCCTTACCTGTTGTATCCATTATAGCATATCGACAGATACCGTGTTGCATAATTACAGAACTGTAATCGGAGAATAATTATCAGAATACCACTCTTCTCAGAACATACTCTCCTCCGGAGGTGGAGGCTATCTCGTATGTACTCATATCGTCCATATTCAGATGCTTTTTCAGACGGGAGATATTCACTCTAATAGTGTTCTTGCAGTCGTCGGTGTCGCATCCGTAGATATTCCTGTATATGTCACTGTAACTTATACGTGTGCCGAGCTGCGAGGCGAGCATATACAGTATCTGAAGCTCACGCTGGGGCAGCGGGCATTCATTGCCGTCAAGAGTTGCGGAGCCTGCAAAAAGGTCTACCGTAAGATATGGGAGTTCTATTTTCGGGTGCTGAGGCGCCTGTTTTGCATTCCGGCGAAGCTGAGCTTCTATTCGTGCCTTCAGCACATTAAGGTCATAGGGCTTGGTTATGTAATCGTCGCCGCCGCTGCGGAAACCCATTATTACATCATCATTCTCATCGCGGGCGGTAAGGAATATAACCGGAGCCTGCGTTTTCTGGCGAAGTATCCTGCAGAAATCCATGCCGTCACCGTCCGGCAGCATAACGTCAAGGAGGACAAGATCAGGTATACACTCCTCCAGCTTGAAAGCGGCGGTCTGTACCGAATCCGCACAATGCACGGTATATCCTTCATTTTCAAGGAATGAGCGGTTGATCCGCATGATGTCTGAATCGTCTTCTACTAATAGTATGTGCGACATAAATAATCCTCCCGATTACAATTTCGTAATTCAGTTCACTTTTTAATAATAATATGATATAATGTATTCAGCCGATAAAGGGGGCGATAACTATGAATAAAAAGAGTTCCGGTCTTCGCCGGAGATTGTTTATACTGATACTTGTTTCAATGCTTCTGCTTCTCCTGTGTATGGGAGGTGTATTCGCATTATTTACAAGGCAGATCATGACGAAGGAAAAAGAAACCCTCACGAAGTTCTCCGACGATATGAAGGATGTGTACTACGAGGATCAGAAGTTCATCCTGTCCAAGGAGACCGTTTATTCCGTAAACTGGCTGAAATATCTCGGAGAATACCGATTCTGCTATACTGATAATCAGAACGGCTTTGATATACAGTGTGTCAACCTGCTGGATCAGTACTGTTCCGTTTACGGAAGGACATACGAATTCTCAGATGATGAAGTCATCATCATATATCACGGAGATTACTTCTTCTGCGCCAACGGATATACAAGGGAATACGTGGAATGGCTGCTGAACGATCTGTACTTCGACGAGAGACGTCAGAGCGAGGTAAACAATGACTATCCTGACGGTGTGACATGGCTGAAAGAATGCCGCGTTGAATACTCCTACACAAAAACAGATGATTCTCTTATATCTATAGGCATCAACACCGTATACGATATAGATGATAATACGCCTGTGAATCTGTGTATCATCAGAACATACACCGATGACGGCCTTATAGAAAATTTCTCCGAGAAATTCATCAGCAGATATGAGGATAACGCAAGCGCTGACAATCACCGTGCTCTGCGGAGAGCGCTCCTGACAATGGCTGCGATACTGCTCCTCATCATCCTGCTCTGTCTGTTCTATACACGCAAGATGGCTGGATTTATCGCCGATCCCATCGAGCTTGAACAGCTCCGTGCACAGCAGGAGAAGGAGGCACTTGAGGAGACCAACCGTATGAAGACAGCCTTCCTTTCCGATGCTTCACATGAGCTGAAAACTCCTCTTGCAGCAATGTCGGGTTATGCACAGAATGCGGAAATGGAGCTTGCAAACGGAGAAAATACGACACTTATACAGGAAAAGCTCAGGCGTATAAGCTCTGAATCCAACCGTATGGCTCTTATGGTAACGCAGATCCTTGATGCTACACGTATCGAGGAAGGCAGGATGGTGCTGGAGCTTGCCCCCTGCGATATCGAGAGCCTTGTGCGTGAGACCGTGGAGACCTATTTTGGCGTCCTGAACAAAAACAACAACCGCCTTTTACTCCGCATACCCCTTGAGCTGCCGGAGGTCGAGGCCGACAGTTCACGATTGCAGAGAGTATTCGTAAACCTTATCTCAAACGCCCTGAAACATACCAAAAACGGCACGATACTTGTAAAGGCAGAGGAAGACGAGGATCATGTAAAGGTCACCGTCAGGGATACAGGCAGCGGTATCTCAGAAGAGGATATGCCGCATATCTGGGAGCGGTTCTACAAGGGAAAGCACTCCGAAACAGGCACCGGCCTTGGTCTGTTCATCTGCAAGTTCATTATCGAATCCCACGGCGGAAGGATATGGGCAGAAAGCGAGGTCGGAAAGGGTACAGCTTTTATGTTCACCCTGCCGCTGAAATAGCATACTTTTACATTACAGATCATAAGCGGAGCAGAGTTCTGCAATAGCCGGATATGCGGGGTGCAGGACTCTGTTCTGCATTTCTGCAAGGAGCAATATATAATTTAAAATGAATATACGAATGCATTATATCATAAAACGCCTGAATTTGCAAGATGTTTCGAGAAGGCCGTATAAATATAATAGGCTCTGTGCTGTGACACCTTTTTGGGTATCGTAACCGCCTAAAAAGAACCCACCCTACCCAACGAAGTCCAAATAGACTAAACTAGAAGTAACCAAGGCTAATATCATCGCAGCTGAAAACAAAACTCCTGTCTGTATTATCAAAAAGAGGCTTCCCGACGCAAGCCTTGTTGCAGATATTATGCAGAGGAAATATCAGCTTGGAGAACCGCTTTACCGTCAGGAGCAGTATTGGAAACTGAGAGGTATTCTCTTTGCTTCCAGGGCTTCTTCCTTCAAGGAAATATTATGTGTAAGTCAGCATAGTATCCGTGATTCTGGACGTGAAGTTCTCGCTGATAAAAATATTTTTAAAACCGTGTCACAATATCAGTACTTGAATTGTATGTATTAAGTGAAAGCAGATCTGTTTGGAGAATGTCAGTATAAAAACTATTATACTGCATAATCTCAAATTATTATGAAAGGAGTTAAGGAATGAGCGAAAGCGAAGTAAATGACAAGCTTAAGCATTCGCCTGATGATGGCCATCGTGCTTTATTTGATCATTACTACAACTATGTATATGCAATAACATTGCGTATTCTTCGCGGAATTGTATCCATAAGTGATATAGAAGAATGTGTCATCGATACATTTGCAGATATTATGCTTAACTATGATCCTGACAAGGGCGGCTCACTGAAAGCTTACATAGGAACGGTTGCCAAAAGAAATTCCATAAATATGCTGAGAAAATCAAACAAGAAATCCTACAATACTATTTCCATTGACAGCGATGATTTCGGTGAGATAGTTTCCGCCACGGATGTAGAGCAGACTGCTGAAAACATGGATGTTTCCGAAGCATTACTCAACGCAATAAAGGCACTCGGCGAACCTGACTCCATAATCATAATACAAAAATACTTCTACGACAGAAAGTCGTCAGAGATAGGAAAGATAGTGGGGCTTTCGCCAACTGCGGTACGTGCCAGAACAAGCCGCGCAATGAAAAAACTTAAAAAGGTCCTCGCAGACTTTTGTTGATAGGAGTGAATAAGTATGAAAGTAAAAAGGAGAATAATAAATATGCTAAGAAATCCTGATGAAAAGACTCTGGAAAGACTGTCTTCAGAATATCCTCAGGCAGAACAAAACCATAAGGATAAAATGTACAAAAAAGTTAAAGAACGTATGAGCAGCAGAGATAATGTATTCACAGATGAAGTCAGAGGCGTTGAAAAATACACGCGGCGTCATCTGTGGAAGATGGTTTCTGCAGCTATGATGAGTATCGCTCTTGTAGGCGGAGCTATCGGCGGTGGCGCAATTATGCTTAAAAACAACAGAAATACTATGCCCTCAGCTGAAATAGCTGAAGAAATGTCTACTGAAATAACTGAAGAAACAACTACCATGAATGATATCGAAACTACGATGAATAGTGTAATCGATGGAACCAATGCTGAACAGATAATTGACCAGTCTGATGTCACTAAGGATCAGATATTATCAATATGTGAAAACGGCAATACAAAAAATTTCGACAAAATATCATATTCTTATGAAAGCCGATCTGACTATGATACCGGTTATCATGATGAAAAAAACGTCGAAGTTTATGTCGATAATATTCAAGATACAGCAATACAAAAAATAAATGGCGGATATTATAGTGACGATGGAAGTATAGTGTACAATAATAATTATACCGAATATTTCTATCATGACACTGCAGCGGGAATTAGTGAATCTGATAGCAATGATATAGGCAACGGCAAAAAAGTATTCTACTCCTTCGAAAATGATGATTTGAATTTTACAATCAAGGATGCTACAGTTGAAGGAAAGGAGCTTTTTGAAAATCTTGATAACTGGGATATTACAGGTTTTGAAGAATATCTTGGCAGAAAATGTGCAGTTATAAGCGGAACATCAGATATTAAGATCAAATATGAGAGCTTTTCTGAACAAGAAGAAAACTTTGATATATGCACGTGTGAATTTACAATTATGATCGATTATGAAACAGGTATATGGATGAAAAGTGACATAAAACATACGAATTTTGATTTAGCACATTATACATTCACAATTACTGATTTAGCTCTCGAAGATGATGCAAAATCACTGCCTATGTCAAAGGAAGAATTTAAACAGTATGCACTTAATGACTGTGTTAAACTTGTATGTGACGAAAACGAACAGAAAAGTTCAATCGAAGCGGTTAATGAATCTGATCTTGATTTCCTTGATTAAATTATAGATAAGTACTCAATTATCATATTCTGTTCAGAAATAAGCATGGAAATTTGTTTTACCTCCCAGATACCCGGGAGGTAATCTTTTTTCGTAAGGGCTGGGTTTAGTTGACGCTTACAATTATTCTTATCAAACTGTATAAGAATCCTTCTAGACCTCTGTGTCCGTAGACCTTGCACTTGTTAAGCTCTTTTCCAATCAGCATACGCTGCATTGCAGTATGTATATTTTATCATATCTCACGGGCTGAAATCAACGTATCTGCGTGAAATGTAATTTTGCGGTAGGGGAGAGCTGCTTAATTTGATGTGTGCCATGTAATATATATAGCTACTTGACAAAGATAAGGGGTGAAAGAAGAAAGTGCAGAGTTAAAAATAGTAAAAAGTCTCCGCAGAGCAATACATTCTGCGGAACATTATTTATTGTTAAATATAAAAATAAGTGGTTGACAGTTTTTTGTCAAAAAAGCAAGCCCACAAATGCCTATTTTAAGCCATTTGTGAGCCCTGATTTTTAGGCGAGGGGAATTGAAAAAGGAGAAAGGCTTTTAGTGGTTTTTGCTAAAATGCGAAAAAGGCTGTATTTCGCGGTATTTTACGATTTTGCTTTTAGCAGCTTCAAGTGTTTTTTGGCAGCTTTTGGTACAAATAAGTGGTAAACAAGTGGTTGGAATACGTTTTTTCTAAAAAATTGGATCCGAATTGCCACAATTTTCTTCAAAAAAACTGTATGTCAAAACCGACTTTTTGTCACGAAAATCTATCCGCGAACATTATGATTATTTATAATATTCAGCATACCATTGAGCGAATTTTCTCAGACCTTCACGGATACCGATCGTAGGACGGAAGCCGTAGTCATCCTCCAGAGCCTTGCTGTCCGCATAGGTCACAGGCACATCACCTGGCTGCATTCCAACAAGCTCTCTGTGTGCCTCAAAATCATAGTCAGCTGGAAGAACACATGCGTTCACAAGCTCCTCCTGCAATGTGCTAATGTAGTCAAGCAGGTTCTCAGGAGTACCGCCGCCGATGTTATACACTGCATAAGGGGGGAGGGGGAGTCCGTCCTCGCCATTCTGCTTCTTCGGAGCTCCTTGCATTACACGATAAACTCCTTCAACAATATCGTCAATATAAGTGAAGTCACGTTTGCAGTTACCATAGTTGAAGATCTTAATAGTTCCGTCTTTTGCTAATGTGTTAGTAGCGGAATAATAGAACATATCGGGTCTGCCCGCCGGACCGTATACTGTGAAGAAACGCAGACCTGTAGACGGTATGTTGTAGAGCTTTGAATAAGCATGAGCAATAAGCTCGTCCGACTTCTTGGTCGCTGCATATAGCGATACAGGATTGTCGACCTTATCGTCTACACTGAATGGCACTTTCTTGTTTCCGCCATATACAGAAGAAGATGAAGCATATACCAGATGCTCCACAGGATTATGACGGCAGGCTTCAAGGATGTTGTAAAAGCCTATGATGTTTGACTCAATGTACACATCGGGGTGGTCGATAGAGTAACGAACACCTGCCTGTGCAGCTAAGTTGACCACAACGTCAAAGTGATATTCAGCAAACAGCTTCTCTATAAGTGCCTTATCGCCAATTGAGCCTTGAACGAATATGTGTCTGACAGGGGAGACCTCCGCTGCTTTTTCAATCAGCGAAAGGCGATACTCTTTCAGACTCGGATTATAATAGTCGTTCATGTTATCAAGAGAAACGACTGTGCCAGAGGACATTTCTTTCAACAACCTCATGACAAGGTTTGCACCTATAAATCCTGGAGAACCTGTCACAAGTATAGTCTTGCCGTTCAAGTCAATTCGTTCTTTACACATATCTAATCCCTTCCTGTGAAACACTCCTGAGTCATATCTCACGGTCTATCTCGTCGCTCAGTTCACAATAAATACAGTCCTGGATATTCTTCTGTTTGATATCTAAAAACTCGGCAGGATTGAAACAGCCTTCCTCTTTACATCTGCCAAAAGCATCCACGGCATACTCATAATCTTCCGTATTGAATATCCAGACCAATTGACCGTCAACATCACAGATTTCACCGAATCTGTCTGGATTGCTGTCAAGCATAAAGATCATCTTTCTGGATTCAAATTTCGTAGTTTTCCTGTTGATGATCCGTCGGTCAAAGTCAACTTCTACTTCTCGCTTTTCCGCAATGAACTCCAAAGCAGCGATTAGTTTGTCAAGCCCATCTTGATTACATTTCAAGTTGATCGAACAGCGGCTGGTTCTCTGCATCCTTATCATTGTATTTCCTCACAGTACAGATCTGCGATACATATGCAGTAAAATATCAGTCTCTGCGGAAAAGGTCTCTTGTATATACCTTTTCTGCCACATCATCAAGTATAGAGTCATATCTGTTAGCTACGATGCAGCCGCATTTCTTCTTGAACTTTTTCAGATCGTTGACAACAAGAGAACCAAAGAATGTACTTCCGTTTTCGAGTGTAGGCTCGTAAATTATAACGGTAGCGCCTTTTGCCTTGATACGCTTCATAACACCCTGAATAGAGGACTGACGGAAGTTGTCGGAATTTGACTTCATTGTGAGCCTGTACACGCCCACAACAACTTCCTTCTGCTTGCTTTCCTGCTCAGCAGAGTAGTCAGCGCTGTTGCCGTAAGTACCTGCGATCTCCATGATACGGTCAGCAATGAAGTCCTTTCTTGTTCTGTTGGACTCAACAATAGCGGACATCATATTCTGAGGAACGTTCTGATAGTTAGCAAGAAGCTGCTTTGTGTCCTTTGGCAGGCAGTAGCCGCCGTAGCCGAAGGAAGGATTGTTGTAGTAATCGCCCACACGAGGATCAAGACAGATGCCTCTGATGATATTTGCAGTTTTTAGTCCCTTGACCTCTGCGTAGGTATCAAGCTCATTGAAGTAGCTGACACGAAGTGCAAGATATGTATTAGCGAACAGCTTTACAGCCTCTGCTTCAGTTGTAGCCATAAAGAGAATATCAATATTGGGCTTAATAGCACCTTGCTGTAAAAGTGCAGCAAACTCCTCAGCAACCTTCATATTAGCTTCATCAGAGCCAACAATGATACGGCTTGGATAGAGATTATCATAGAGAGCCTTGGATTCGCGAAGAAACTCAGGACTGAAAATGATATTGTCCATGCCCAGCTTTTCACGAACCTGTGCTGTGTAGCCGACAGGGATCGTGGATTTGATGACAATGGTGGGCTTATTCTTCTTTTTGCCTGTTACTGTCTTAATGAGGGAAAGCACTGCTTCAACAGCAGAGCAGTCAAAGAAGTTGGTCTTGGGATCATAGTTCGTAGGTGCAGCAACGATGATGAAATCCGCATCCTTGTAGGCAGATTCGCCGTCGGTTGTAGCTTTGAGGGAAAGCTGACGCTCTTCATGCTCTGCAAGGTACTGCTCGATGAAGTCATCCTGAATAGGGGACTTCCAGTTGTTCAGCTTCTCGACCTTCTCCGGAACGATATCCACAGCTGTTACATCGTTGTGCTGAGAAAGCAGAACTGCGAGGGACAGTCCAACGTAACCTGTGCCTGCTACGGCAATCTTTTTTCGCACTACAGTTGCAGGCTCAGTTTCATCGTCAAAAAACAGTTCGTTTATGTCAAATTCAAGAGATTCTGACAGTGCGAGCAGTTGATCTACAGAAGGTGTGAAATTAGCAGATTCAAGACGAGATAAAAGTGAACGATTGATTCCCGTCATTTCAGTGATTGCACTTTGTGAGAGTTTTAATGCCTTCCTTTTATTGGCAACAGTTTCAGCCAGTTTCTCCAAAGAAAGATGCTTCATATGTTTTTTGCCTCCCAATTCATGATGTTATTATTAGTAACAGCACTTCTTATAATTGCTGTAATTTTATTATATCACTTGTGCGCTTTACTGTCAATGAATTAGGAGGCATATAATGCTTCTGATAATAAAATTTACATGATATTCATATCTGAGTTTTATTATGTAAGTGCAAAATAGTCCGCATTTTCCCATCTACCTTCCTATCCCGTATGATAAAATCCAAAGAACTCCATTCAACAATTTTGGATAATCCAAAATACTCCATAGACTAAATATAACTAGAATAGAGTTGATTAGACATGGGCAGTATGATGCAGAAGAAAACGAAAGAGATTTCAACGATAAAACATGTAGTCCGACTTCAGCAATGGACGGTACAGATGCAGGATCAGCAGACAAGTGGAAGTACTGTAACAAATAAGAAAAATGTATTAAATCACAGAACGTTTTTATTATATATAATTAACTTTACACAATCTCTTGCGTTTCTTATCAAAATATGATACAATAATTTATGATTATGCTGCGATTCTTTCTTCGCTCAAATGGTCGTATTAATCAATAATTCACATCGGGTGATAAACGACTTAACATTGATGGCGTTTTTGAATATGTTGCTGATTAGGAATACATCATTAGATTTCATGGGAATGCAACGAATTAATCATCTTATGTTAATACGCAAAGTATTGATAATTAAAGTGCTGCTACTGTACCTAAGAAAAGGAGTGGTTTTATTATGGATAGCATCAATATACAAAATGATTTTGAAAAATATGATAATGAAATAAATATGCATCCGTGTTATTTATTTTTGGGTGCCGAAACTGATGAAACGGTATTGACTGATAAGATTGTAAATAAACGCTGGTCAGGTATAATCTCAAATTTAGATAATACAGAAATATCTGAACGTTTTAAATCAAATAATCGCGAAGTTATCATTGTACAGTCTAAGTCTGAAATAAAGCCTAATACTGTGAATTTGCCGTTTATATCTTTGAAAGCACTTATTCATATTGACTCCGAAGACAGCGAAGAAGAACAATGTAATGATTTTCGAGATGAATTTAGAGATATTCTTCAGAGAATTATGCATCCTATGGATTCTTTATATGTTATTGGTTATTCTGAAATAGATTTTAATATAAGATGTTTTAATAAGAATATTTGTAAAAACTCCATTACATTTTTTGGAATGAAAACGGCAAATCTGAGTGACATAGCTGTCAATTATAAAGATAAATATGGTTTCAATTACGTTGAGAGCTCTCTTGATAGTGTGCTAATTGAAGAGAAATTCGAAGACAACAGTTTGTTATCAGATAATGAAGATTCAGTATTATTTTATATTAATGGCAAAGTTAAAGCAATTCAACAGTACGAATTGATGAGTACTCGTAGCTATATTACTTTAGCCAATAGATTCGATTTTGAGGTTATGCTTCCTACAGGACTAGAGTTAAAGAAAAGTTATTTCATTAAATATCTTAAGTCTAGTTCGAACGCTCAACCGCAATGGTATGGTTATGTAGGAGAAGAGCCATTTGCTGTCAAAAGAAACTTTCAGGATGGTTTGCAGTCTATCATAGAATGTGCTCTTAATGGTGATATCATGCCAGATGGAAAAAAATATGATGTTAAAAAGCCTATTATTTTAACAGGTGCACCATTTACAAGTAAAACAGTTACTCTTGGAGCTATTGCATATAATATTTACTCTGCTAAGAAGTATCCAGTATTATATATTAAAGAAGATCTATTGTCTCTTTCTAATGGCGAAATGTTTGACAATCTTGTGACTCTTAGATGACATTCTTAAACTAAATTCTGATGAGAAAACAAAGGTCAGAAATTACTTTCTTACTAATGATTTGCAGCGACTTTTAAATAACGCATTGAATGATGCTGTGGGAAAAACACTGTCTATTCAAGATTTAATTAAACGTGTACTAGAAAAAGAACAAACGACGATTGATGTATTAGGTCGATCTTTATCTAAAAATAGATTTAAAATACCTTGAATTATTCATAAAGCGTCATTCCATATGTCACAACCACATATGACACATGATGAAAGGAACAATTATCACCAACAGTTATATTACGTGGGTTAATTAACGTACTGGATCTTAAAAGAAACATTGAGTCTTGATTCCTAGAATAAATCTTTAGTAAAAATGTGTAGATACTCATTTTGATCTTGCAAGCCTCTGTAAAAAATCAGCCTCCTGTGATATTAATTCTATTTTATCACAGTTTGCTGACTTTTTACAGACTTTTTTTCAGAGGCTCGAATAGGACGGTCAGATACTTTTCAACATCCATACCGTTAGTAATCGTATGAGTTTGGATAATCACTGCAGTCTTTACCGTAAGCTGTCATCATCGGCAGTGGCTTATAGTGAACATTTGTTGTCACGCCTGTTTCTGCCATTTTTACTATGAGCGCATTACGCTGTTCTTCAGAAATACCCGGAATACGCACAAGATAAAGGTGATTAGAACTATCCATCATATCTGTGTGGTGAACAAGATGAGATATACCGAGTTCATCACAAACTGCATCGTACTTCTTGATGATTTCTGTTCTGCGTTCAAGAAGATTCTTGTACCTGTCAAGCTGTCCAAGTCCGATCGCAGCCATAATATCGGTCATATTGCATTTATACCATGCACCGATTATGTCGTACTCCCAACAACCGCCGTTGGTCTTTGCAAGTGCATCCTTGTTCTGACCGTGGAGCGATAAGAGTTGGTAAAACTTGTATATTTCTGCATTATCAATGCCGTTTATAGGTCTCCATGTAGCAGCTCCGCCCTCTGCGGTTGTAAAGTTCTTCCAAGTTTGTCAGTAGGGATTGCTCAATCGGCGGAGAATGAAAATCCCGATTTTACGCCATTTTCTTAAAATCCGGTATTTTTGGATAGTTCCGAGCGAGGGATAAAGTTCTATTTTTGAAATGTTCATTCTGGCAGAATATCCCCTTATCAGAGGGATAAATGAAAAACAGCCCACCAGGTATGTCTCCGTCTTACGAATTATATCGTAATTTGGAAACATACCCAGTGGGCTGCTTCATTATTTACTTTTATGTATCTTTTGAATTATCGTGCATTTTACTTTTCTTTTGATTCCATTCTTCTTTTGCTCTCCATCAATTCATTCATTGTGATCCGGGCCGTTCTATAGTGTGACATCTTACCGTGATAAATAGGTTCTTTCATAATATAATAGACTTTAACCGGAGTCCCAACTTCATTTTGACTTCTAACCCATTCTACAAATGATTCCAGGCCTTCCTGTCCATTATTGTAATTAAATCTAATCTCGTCAGTGAGTCCCCCAGCAAATTCTCCATGTTTTAAAGGACATCCGCCTGATACCCACACAAAATGCGTACATATCATTGTATCCATTGCTCCGCCATCAATATCGTCATAATACTTATTAAAAGCGTGAAAACTAAAGCTTCTGGTTTTCTCATCGAAAAACCAATCTTCATTACCTGTTAATGCCACTTCATATATAACTTGAAGATGATTACCTCCTAGATTAAATGTATCAACACACTTAGGAATATTACCGTTTTCAATCGAATTACAGTATAACTTTTTATTGCTCGCTACTTTGAAGCCGTATAGAATCATTCTCTAACCACCTTATTAATGTGAAATTTGTAAGTCTCTCTATGTAGTCATAAAAATCGCTATGAATAATATACTTAAAAAAGATGTTATTAATGGCACTCTCATTAGATAGTCCGGCATGAACATATGTGCAACGTATTTTATAACACAAGTCAATATACTCTTTATTTACAGAACCGCCGAAAACCTTGTTTATTAACCCAATAATCCGCTCCACTTTATTATCACTTATCTCTGGGTACAAATTAGAAAGTGTTTCTAAAGCAATAATATAGTATGTAATTGCTTGAAACGGGTTATCAAATTTCTTCAGTCCATTAACGTACATAGAAGAAGCGTTCATGAACACTTCTTTATAATCTTCCGATAAGTTACTAAATGAATCATATAAATGCTTGATATCTGCTGGAACGATACTATTATTGATTTTGTCTGTTATGTAGTCTTCTTTATTATAATCCCTTGAAATAATATATAGGTCCCCAGGTTTCTGTTCAGAATACAATTGAGTCTTGGAATCAAGAGCATAAACAGGAGTACGTAAAAACAGTTGCAATAAAGTCAGAAGGGTTGTGCATCTTCTTTCGATAAATGAAAAAGTTTCATAATAGCCATTATTAAGCTGATATTGATTATATTGCATTTCGCATAAAGCAACCTTGTAATCTTTTCTATCCGGCTGCGAAATACCAAAATCAATCCTCAAATCACCAAAATCATATGAACCTGAGTAATCGGCATCCCACAAGGCTATTTTATGCAAAAAGTAATTGCTAGTGATTCTTGAATCATCAATATTATTCAATAATGTTTGAATGTAATCAGAAAAAAGGTTGGTTATCTTTTTGGCATCCTGTACTGTATGCTTATGATCAATAATGTCCTTTTTTATAAATGTTCTTCCGGTTATTTCTTTTTTCTTCCAATCGATGCAATACATATTGAAAATTGATTCTTTCAATTCTTCATGATATAATATTTCCCCGATTGATTCAGTTAGTTTTTTAAGATGGTCTTGACCGCATATTATAGTTGCAACAGGATAATCTATTACATAATTAGTGAGTTGCGTTTCTTGAATTAGAATAGTGACAAGCATATCAATTTTATCTAATGTAAAATCGGCGATGGAATATTTGAACATCCGTCCTATTTCATCGTCAGTATTGCATACTTCAATAAAAGCTTTTTCTCTTTCCATTCTTAACACCTATTACTCAAACTTCATTTTAGCCCTATATGCGGAGCTTATTCACTCAGCTTCAGTATATCATATGAACTACACTATGTCAAGATTTCTCTTTTTTAATTCTACAAATAATATGGTTAGAGATTACTATTATTCATTAGGTTGTTTTTTTAGAAACCCGAAATGCCGTTGTAAGGTCGAATACGACCATATCTCGGTCAGGCACAGCTATGCCGCGTATACGGTATGTGGACTTCATATCCCAGCCGCAGGTCTGATATATAAAACGTACCATATCCATGCTTTTGAGCTCATAACTATCGTGTGAAGTATCCTCTGGCAGCTGATGAGCTCCGCTTGACTGATAGCTGCACTTCTCAACAGCCAGCTTTCCATTCTCCGGATCTAACAGAAATCTGAAATACTGCGGTAAGCCAATAGCTTTCAGAGCTGTCTTGAATACAGTGATCCGTCCATATGCAACCGAGAAGCTGATTCCAAGATCAGCATTCTCCCATGATAGGTTCTCCATCTGACACCTCCTCTTCTACGTCAGGGTATACTACGCTCGTAGAATTCGCAGTGGCAGAATTATCATCAAGAGTCAGCTGCTGCCCGACCTGCTCGATCTCCACAGGTTTCTTGTCGCCTGTGAGCATAGCTACGTTGATATACCCGTTCTCGACTGTGACCTGTGTCTGTTTTTTATGCTCTTCCACAGGGACTCCGAATGTTCCGGCAATATCCTCGGAGTAGTATCCCTTCTTGTAGTCCACGGTCTCGTCGATCACTTCGCCCTTCTTTGGCTTTTCACGGAATGTCTCCTTCACGATCAGGTCGAAAACATAATAGGTCTCGCCCTCAAACTCGATCTTATAGCCCAGTATCTTATAACGGCACTTAGAATCCCAATGCATGAGTTCATACAGCTTATCCGTAAAATCGGGGCAGGTCATCTTACGGCTCTTACGCTTATCCGGCTTGGCTATGCACCAGCGCAGAGCATCCTTGTCGTTCTCCTGACAGCCCTTGACCGCAAACTTTTTCTCGTCCTCGCAAAGCAGCAGCTGTACAAAGACCACATCTTCCAGACCGTTGATGCAGGCGGTATTGAACGTGATACTGCCTTTTCTGATCGTAACAGCCGGATCACGCAGGTGTGCAAACAGTTCCTTGCGGACAACCACAAAGTTATAGCTTCCGAAAGCCTGTTCAAGCTCTCTTCTTCGGAGTTCCTTTTCGGTAGTCAGTTCTTCGAGCGCCATTTCTTCACTCGTCGGCATCATCTGCTCGGTCATATCCTAAGTCCCATCCTTCCATAATTGTTTCAGCTTCTTTCATCAGCTCTGCAAGAGTTTCTGAAGATAGTGCATTCATTTCTTCTATAACCTTTGCCGGTCTGAGAACATCCCAGTCACCACTGTAGTGCTGCTGTGACAGCAGATGTCCGCGTGCAATCGATACGATCGGAGTTCCGAAACCTGCACCCAGTGACGGCGGATAGACTCTCACAGTTTCCTGAACCACGATCTGCTCCTCATCCTCATTTTCCGGGACGATGACCTGCTCTACAGTTTTCGACACTACGGGTTCATCCAGTTCAAATAAAAGGAGCTTATCAGAGCCATTGCTGCGGAATTCTCCCTTAAATCTGTACTTGCCTTCATCCTCCCACGACATCAGGCTGAATAAGACCTTAGCCAGTCCACGGCAGCTCATGCTGTTCACGATCCACTTATCTTCTTTCAACCTTCCCCAGTGGATCGCATTTGGATTATCGCTCTCACAAGGGCGGATCGCGATACAGTTATTCACAGTGTTGATAAGCAGTTCTACGTACTCCACATCCTCAAATTTCTTTAGGCACGCAGTACTAAAGCGCATCTTTCCGCCTGAAATCGTCAGAGACAGGTCATCAGAAGACGGAAAGAAATGTGAGCTGACACGCTGATATCCGTTCAGATTCAGCTTAAGGCCTGACTGGACATATTCTTCCTTTTCAATAACGGTCTGAACACTTTCACAGGCCTTCTGATAGTCCTCGGGAGAAAAGCCCTCCCAATTCCGGTCGATCGGAACATATCCTTTGAGCGCACCGTCCTCCACAACACTCAGCACGGGCAGGGCATGCTTTTTTCTTTTGTAAAATGCAGATGAACGGATAAGCTGGGCAGCATTGAATACTTCACGGCTGATGATAGCATCGTGATGATCGCGCTTTCTGTATTTCGGGAGCTTGCCGTCATTCTTTACTGCCTTATGCGTTTTGAAATCAGGCGTGTAAGTCTTATGAGCAAGGACATCGCCGCAATGACGCTCATTGTCTATAATTTGGGTTATCCATGAAGATTTCCACTCGGTATTGCCAAGCTTGGTCTCGCGCTGATAATCTGTCAGCAAATCCGCAATTTCCTTACTTGACCATCCGTTCACATACAGATTGTAAATGACTTTGACTGTCTCCGCCTCGGACTCGTTTATCACCAGTCCGCCGTCCTCGTCGTTATCATAACCCAGAAGCTCGGGAGTCAGGAAGATTCCGTTCTGGAAGCGGCGCTGGACAGACCAATTCATAATGAAAGACTTGGAGCGTGACTCCTCCTCTGCAACAGTAGCGAGGATCGTCAGAAGCATAGTGCCTTCTGCGCCCAATGTGCAGAGATTGTTTTCATCAAAACGCACACCGACGCCATAGTTTTTCAACTCCTGAACAATAGAGAGGCAGTCAACAACATTTCTGGCGAAACGGGCGATGGATTTCACAAGGATAAGCTGGACTTTTCCAGCTTTCGCATCCTCGATCAGAGACAGCATACCTGCACGGTGAGACAGTTCTGTTCCGGAAATACCTTCATCACTGTAGATGCCGGCAAACTCCCAGTTCGGATTCTCATTGATACGCTTTGTGAAATCATTGACCTGTAATTCAAACGAGGAAGTCTGTTCGTCATTCTGTGTGGAAACACGAACATAGGCAGCAACCTTCATCTTTCTGTTCTCAATATCAAGATCGCTTTCTTCATTTGCAGGGATGACTTCAATCTCTGAAGGATCGATTCCCTTGTATTTTTCCCTGATCTCGCCTTTATGTTCAGAATTTCTGATTCTGCGCTTTGACGCCTTCATTATTGCCCCCTGAGTGTGATGATTTAGCTGTTTCTCCTGGCATTATCCAATACCAGGTCTTCATTTTTCGATATGACTTAATGCCGAGTTCTATTTTGACTTCATTCATAGTTTTTTCTCCGATACGGTATTCTGCCATGAGACGCTTTATCTCCATAGCCTCCACCGCACCTTTCTCCAAAGCCATCTTTAAAAGAAAAGCTGCGCGCTCATGCTTATTGATTGGTAACTCTTCAATACTAGGCTCTGAATTACAAGATAAAACTATTCCGGGTCTCTCTGACGTACCAATCCACCTGAATCCTGTGGTTGGACGTATCTCAAATAACAGATCTGCCCCTTTAGATTCTAGGCTGTTCTTTACCTGCCTTACAATACGGACATCCTCGTCCTCAGAGCTTCTCTCTACCTGAAGAACACTGCGAGCGGCAGCAACAACATCTATACTGCCTAGTCCACGATACAGATCCTTTGCACCTTCATTTTTACTGAAGTGCCCAATCAGTACAACAGCACATTTATATGTTGACGCCCACATTCCAATGCGGCGCATCAGTTTTCTTGCTTTTCCTGCCATCTGGAGGTCAGAATCATTACCGATATATGATTGAATCGGATCAATAACCACAAGACGAGGATTCCATTCGATAATAGCTCTACGGATTCGCTCATCATCAAGAGTCAGTCCATTGTAGACTTCTTCATCAATAAAAGCTATATTCCGGCAGTCGGCACCCGCGGCAACAAGTCTTGGTTTTATCGTATCCTTAACTCCATCCTCGGAACACTGATAAATGACCCTCTTCGGAGAACCAAATGATCTGCCATCAGGAGTTTGACCACCTTTTGAGAGTTCTGCGATCAAACTCATCATCAAGCTTGACTTTCCGCAGCCGGGATCGCCTTGCAGAAGTGTGATTTTACCAAGAGCAATATACGGCTGCCACAGCCAGCTGACGGGAACCGCTGATATGTCACTAAATAAAGTTAGTATTTTCGATTCCACAGTATTGCACACTCCCGTCTCAGTCATCATTATTTCATCTTCAATTATACAGTATGTAAGGATATCTTACAACGAACCAATGGATAGAATAATAGCGGTTTATTAGAACCAATAGATAGAATTATCTCTTAAGATGGTGCAATAGTAGGGAGAAAAACAACCGCCATCTTAAAATTCAGAAAACAGCTTGCTATGTGTTCAACATGATGGTAATATATATACTGCCATGCGGGCCATATAGAAAGGCTGAATTATATGGATGCAAAATTTGATTTAATCGGTATGCGGATTAAACTCTTTAGAGAAGACAATGGTTTATCGCAGGAGGAACTGGGAGACAGAATTGGCATTTCGAATAGACACTTAAGCAAAGTTGAAACGGGTGCCAAAAACCCAAGTCTTGAACTTGTACTGAAAATAGCTAATGCTCTAAAAATCACTGTAGACGACCTCCTCACAGATTATCTTACAAATTCCAATGAGGAGCAGAACACAGAATTGCTGACTTTTTTCAGTGACTGCACTCCCGCAGAAAAAGCTATCCTCATGGATATGCTCAGACACATGAAAAAGCTCCTTCAGGAGCACGGAATCTAAAACAAAAATACTGCCCGCATAGGCAGCAGAGCATCCGGATCAGGTCTTGGGTGCTTCTGCTCTCTACGCGGGCAGTATTTCTTATATATTCTTCATTCGTCGGCTTTCAGCGCATAGTACAGCTTGGTGATGTATTCAGCCAGTTCAACGCTCATATTCATCACAACCGATTTGCCAGAGATATTATCCAGCATTTCCTTGGCGGATGCAAAGATATCTCCCATATCAGAATCCGAATGATCAGTTTGATCTTCTTTCATAAAGGTCACCGCTTCATCGATCAGTTTTGCAAGGTGTTCACCTTCAAGCACTGTCTTCAGCGAAATCGCATCCTGAGAATTGGCAGGATCCGGAAGCTTCAGCACAATACCTTCGCTGAGGATAGCAGCCAGCTTTTGCTCGGCATCCTCGCATCTGACGAGATATGTCCGGAGCAGAATTGCGATAATACGATCTCCGAAAGGAATGTCATCAATGCTCACAGAGTAAAATGGATGTTTCATTTTATGTACCTCCTACGTGGGTTTCTTTTGCTTATCAGCTTACTACAAAAAAATTTACATTGCAAGAGGTGACAGAAAAGTTTGTAATAGCATTACAAAAACGATGCCCACAAACTATGCTTTCAATCGGCAAATTATCTATGCCATTTGAAGCCGTAGTAAGTGGGCATTATGTTCATTTATAGTATTCAGCGTACCACTGTGCGAACTTTCTCAGTCCTTCACGGATACCAATCGTCGGTCTGAAGCCATAGTCATCTTCAAGGCCCTTGCTGTCAGCGTAGGTAACAGGAACATCACCGGGCTGCATTCCAACGAGTTCTCTGTGCCCCTCAAAGTCATAGTCTTCGGGTAGAACACCAGCGTTCACAAGTTCCTCCTGAAGTGTGCTGATATAGTCAAGCAGGTTCTCAGGAGTTCCACCGCCGATGTTATACACAGCATATGGAGGAAGCGGAAGTCCGTCCTCGCCATTCTGCTTCTCAGGTGCTCCCTGCATTACTCTGTACACGCCTTCAACAATATCATCAACATATGTGAAGTCACGCTTACAGTTACCATAGTTGAAGATCTTGATCGTTCCGTCTTTGGCTAATGTGTTTGTTGCACTAAAGTAGAACATATCAGGTCTTCCTGCAGGACCGTATACTGTGAAGAAGCGCAAACCCGTAGAAGGGATATTGTAAAGCTTGGAATAGCTATGAGCAAGAAGCTCGTTGCTCTTCTTGGTAGCCGCATAAAGGCTTACCGGATTATCCACCTTGTCTTCAGTACTGAACGGAACCTTCTTGTTTCCGCCATAGACAGAGGAACTTGACGCATACACAAGATGCTCCACAGGATTATGACGGCAGGCTTCAAGAATGTTATAGAAGCCAATGATGTTTGACTCAATATACACATCCGGGTGGTCGATGGAATAACGAACGCCTGCCTGTGCTGCTAAGTTAACCACTACATCAAAGTGATACTCTGCAAACAGCTTATCTATCAGCGCTTTATCGCCAATTGAACCTTTGACAAATACATGTCTGACGGGAGAAGTGATCGCAGCCTCCTTGATCAGAGAAAGACGGTATTCCTTCAGTGCCGGGTCATAGTAGTCATTCATATTGTCAAGGGAGACCACTGTGCCGGATGACATTTCTTTCAGCAGTCTCAGCACAAGGTTTGCACCGATGAATCCGGGAGAACCGGTCACAAGGATGGTCTTGCCGTTCAAATCAATTCTGGTTTTGCTCATATCTTAATCCCTTCTGAACAGATCTCTTGTATAAACCTTTTCTTCTACGTCATCAAGAATAGAGTCATATCTGTTAGCAACGATACAGCCGCACTTCTTCTTGAACTTCTTAAGGTCGTTTACAACAACAGAACCAAAGAATGTGCTGCCGTTTTCAAGTGTAGGCTCGTAGATAATAACAGTTGCTCCTTTGGCCTTGATGCGCTTCATAACGCCCTGAATGGACGACTGACGGAAGTTGTCAGAATTGGATTTCATTGTAAGTCTGTACACACCCACAACGATCTCCTTCTGCTTGCTTTCCTGTTCAGCGGAGTAGTCAGCACTGTTGCCGTAAGTACCTGCAATCTCCATGATACGGTCAGCAATGAAGTCTTTTCTGGTCCTGTTTGACTCAACGATAGCAGTCATCATGTTCTGAGGAACATTCTGATAGTTTGCAAGAAGCTGTTTTGTGTCCTTGGGCAGACAGTAGCCGCCGTAACCGAATGATGGATTGTTATAGTAGTCGCCCACACGAGGATCAAGACAGATACCTCTGATGATATTTGCGGTATTCAGCCCCTTGACCTCTGCATAGGTATCCAGTTCGTTGAAGTATGATACTCTGAGAGCAAGATATGTATTAGCAAACAGCTTAACAGCCTCTGCCTCAGTTGTAGCCATAAAGAGAATATCAATGTTTGGCTTAATAGCGCCCTGCTGTAAAAGTGTGGCAAACTCCTCGGCAGCCTTCATGTTAGCTTCGTCAGAGCCAACAATGATACGAGAGGGGTAAAGGTTATCGTAGAGTGCCTTGGATTCTCTGAGAAACTCAGGGCTGAATATGATATTATCCATGCCCATTTTCTCACGCACCTGTGCGGTGTAGCCGACAGGGATGGTGGACTTGATAACAATAGTAGGCTTTTTCTTCTTTTTGCCAGTTACATCTTTTATGAGGGAAAGAACTGCTTCTACAGCGGAGCAATCGAAGAAGTTTGTCTTCGGATCGTAGTTTGTAGGTGCAGCCACGATAATGAAATCAGCATCCTTGTATGCAGATTCGCCGTCTATTGTGGCTTTAAGGGAAAGCTGACGTTCTTCATGCTCTGCAAGATACTGCTCAATGAAGTCATCCTGAATCGGAGATTCCCAGTTATTCAGCTTCTCCACCTTTTCCGGTACGATATCCACAGCGGTAACATCGTTGTGCTGTGCAAGCAGAACTGCGAGGGACAGTCCGACATAACCGGTACCTGCTACAGCGATCTTCTTGCGTTCAATCGGCGCTGACTCCACTGCGTCATCTTCCAGAACATCAGCATTGTCAAAACCAAGGACTGTGCTGAGTGCAAGGAGCTGATCTACAGACGGTGTATAGTCTTCACTTTCCAGTCTGGAGATGATTGAACGGTTGATGCCTGTCTTTTTTGACAGGGTAAGCTGCGACATCTTGATTGCCTTTCTTCTGCTTACAACAGTCTCAGCAAGCAGCTTCGAAGATAAGTGCTTCATAAGTACCTCCTATGCAAAGTGTTACCACTAGCAACACTTGTGATTTCTAATATGATGATATTATTATAGCAGATGTTATGCAAAAAGTCAATATATACGTTGCCAAATATGAACTAATAAAAACAATTCAGTTTATATATTGTGACGTCTGTGTTGCTAATTGTAACACAAAATAAAAATGCCCACTAAGCTACTACCGAATTCATTCGGCAGTTGCTCAGTGGGCGGAGTTTTTTTATATTTGATAATCAGACAATGTTGCAAACGTCTTAATCACAGACTGGAAGAAACACTGGTATAAATGATCAAAAGAACCTTTTGTATCTGCATCATTTAATGCCGCCTTATAATCCCGTTTCTTATCACCAGAAAAGAATATCGGTGCAATATCCCGCTTTAGCAGCATCATATTTGCAAAGCAACGTGATGTTCGTCCGTTTCCATCACGAAAAGCGTGTATTACAGTTAGTCTATGATGGATTTGCGCTACTCGTTCAATATATGTGCTAATCGGAAGCGATTCATAATTATCCATCAAATCCTTGATTTCCATATCAAGATTCTTCATCTCTTGCGGAATATCAAAGAAATCTATGGTTTCAAATTTCGCTCCTATCACTAACGTATTTGTTTTTCGGAAACAGCCACCGTATTCCGGAAAGGGGGCAGTAATATAAAGCTGCTTATTTATGTTCTTGGCATCATAGATTGTTATTGGTCCTTTGCACTCGTCAAATGCATAATCGTAAGCGAATGAAAGGCCAGCCACTTCAATGATATTCTGATTACCTTCAGTACAGTATTCACTATCCTGTTTCTTTAGCCGTAGATCTACGACAATCTGAGCTGCTGTCTCCTCATCGATATCCACGCCTTCCATTCGGCTATCCTGAAACACATATTCTTGCTTAAACTTTAATAAAGCATGTGGCGTCGGCTCATATTTAAACATGGTCGTCATCGAATCTATTACCTGTTCATAAAGAACTGTATAGAACATACCCTTTTCGTTTCTCTTTGTCTCGGGCTTGAATTTTTTGCTCATCTTTTCTAAAGATACCGGATCAGTATCTCCTTTGATCTTATGCAATCTGTACGCTATTTTATTTAGACAAGCCTTGAAACTCACACCAAAATAATCAGCAATCAGCAATACTGAGTCAAGATCAACATATCCGTCTTTTTCATATAAGGCGACTTGTTTGATTAATTCTGGCGTCGGAATTAGCAACTCCGAAGCAAACTTCTCTGCATATTTTTCTATAGCGCTTTTTGAACCTAATATACAAGCAAACTGCTTATTTGAATCCTTCAAGAAGTGGCACAGTTCATGTGCGGCTGAATATCTTTGCCGAGTTATAGGCTTATTAAGATTTATGGCGATTATCGGTACATCCCCATCATCTTCAGCGGGAATGTATACTCCATCATATTTCTTAAATGGCCTAAATAAAAAAGGTATCCCTAAATCCGTTAGCATCTGAAAAGGATTAATCGGGAATGTGGGTGTAGAATTCTTAAAGTATTCCTTAAAGAACGTCGAAGCAAGTCGATCGGCAGACATGCCATTATTGGCTAAAACCTCATAATCATTTATCAAACCATACGCTCCTTCATTCTTTTCTTGAATTCAATCAGATTCAGTATTTCCCTCTGGTCAGCTTCATCAAGCTCTCCGAAACTACGTGCGAACATCTGAACCGGCATCTCTGTTGTTCTGCCATTCATGAGTTCGTCAACAGAAATCTGGAACAATTCGCTAAACTTAGCAAGTTCATCCACAGATACCTTACGTTTACCGGATTCTATTTCAACAATTGCTGTTCTATTTATTCCTATAACTTTAGAGACGTATTCCTGCGACAAATGCAGGCTCTTTCCTGCATCCCTCAATCTCTCATTTAAAGTTTTCATAACTTTTCCTCCTCTCTATGTCTGCCTCCTTATATATTATATACCATCGTGTTGGATTTGTCAACAAAAATGTTGGAATTTCCGACATTTGTATATAGAAACAAAAAAGCTACAGAAAGACAATCGTTTTAGCCCTTTTGCAGAAAAGCTATTTCTCGCTTGATTTATGATGTTTCGACCGCAATATCGTCCTCGGTGATCACCACACGCTGGATCTGTCCGGCGTTCTCGGCATTTACCTCACACCCGATGCTCTCTTCTATAGTCTGAAGCAGCAGATCCTCCTTGATCGTCCTCAGCTTGCAGCCATTTCCTTTCCGTCCCTCATGGCGTCCTCTGCAGGTCCATACCTTATGCTTGATTCCTTTCGGGCCGTTCAGTGTACGTCTTGTCATCGGTTCACCGCACTCGCCGCAGAATAGCTTTCCGTACAGGAAGTGCGGTCTGCCGCCAATTCTTCCGACCGCAGCCGTAACAGCTTTCTTTTGTCGTATGATCTCCTGCACGGTATCCCATGTTTTCCTGTCCACAATGGCTTCGTGATCATTTTCAAGATAATTGCTCTCATACGGCACTCTTTCATCCGGTTTCTTCGTCAGGAAATTCTTTGGAGGCTGCTTCTGCAGCAGCTTATCTCCCATATATGTCTCGTTCTGAAGGATATACATGATATTATTATGTGCAAGAGGCTGGCCTTTTTTCGTTCGGATTCCATAATCTGTCAGCAAGCGCCGGATCTCCTCAATGCTCTTGCCTTCAATATACATCTGAAAGATCATGCGGACCGCATCCGCATCCTTATTCGGTACAAGTTTGCCGTCAACACAGTCATATCCAAGGATACGGTTATTCCCAAGGTTATACTCTCCGCGCTTGAAGCGTTCCCTATATCCCCACCTGACGTTTTCCGAAATAGAGCGGCTCTCGTCCTGCGCGATTGCAGAGAGAAATGAAAACATCATGGAACAGGAAGGCTCGGCGGTATCCAGATTCTCCTTATCGAAATGAATATCAACGCCGTTACCGTGCAGAAGATTGGCATATTTCTGGCAATCCACGATATTTCGTGAAAATCTGGATATACTCTTTACAAGGATATAGTCCACCTTGCCGTTCAGCGCATCCTTGATAAGTCTCTGAAATCCCGGGCGGTTCGAGGCCTTGACACCGCTTTTCTCGTCACTGTATACTCCGGCAAAGTCCCAGTCATCATGCGCCTGTATGAGCCTTGTGTAATAGGAAAGCTGCGCCTCGTAGCTTTCTTCCTGCTCGTCCAGAGTTGTAGACACACGGCAGTAGGCCGCTACACGCTTCTTATGCTGATCTCTGATTCTGGGGATTCTTGTAATCTTCATTTCTTATCCCTGCCTTTCCCTTTACTTGTCTTTTTCTTTTCAGCTTTCCTCTGCTGCTGATTATAATAGCGCTTTGCAATTCTGCCCGGAAGATCCGAATCATAAAATACGTCTGAAGGAACCGTTGTCACAAGACCGCATTTCCAGAAAACTTTCATGGACCTGTCATCCGGATCAGGTGTTCCTTTCACTTCCAAAGCAATCAATTCCTTGGTGGTCCTGATGTGTTTTCCGAACTCAATATGGTCAACAAGATCATCCACCCACCAATAATCGACCTTTTTCATTCCGGGATATTCTCTTTTGTATCTCAGCATGATTTCTGCCTCAGAGCCGAATTTTGGGCTGTCAAGCTTCTTCTCTACAATGCCGGCGTCCAATGTGTGATAAGCATTGAGCAGTGCTTGATCAACAAAGCTTGCACGGATAATAAACTGCCGACAGGCATGCTCACCGATCTCGCAGCTCCATCCGCTTCCGGGTCTTTGTATCTTGATACTCCTCTTAAACAGTCTGGAACCGCAGATCGGACACACGAGTTTGTCGCCGAGCGGGTACTGATTGTTATACTTACCGGGCATATCCGGATGAGGTGTTCTTCTTAATGCAAAGATCTGCTTACACCGATTGAATTGCTTCCTGCTGATTATGGCTTGATGATGATTTTCAATATAGTAACTGGGCACCTCAGTGGTATCATTCTTTATTTGCTTATGTGTAATATGGCTTTCGCAGATGGTCTTTTGCAGGAGAATATCTCCACAGTATCTTTCATTCTGAAGCATTAACCGCACTGTACACATGGACCACGTTTCGCAGTTTTCTGGTGTTGGAACATGATTACTCTGTAAATGCTTCATGATCTTGTCGATGGACTCACCGTGCTCATACAGCGTGAATATTTCCTTCACAACCCTGGCCTGTTCCGGCACGATCTGGTATTCTCCGTTTTCATTCTTCTCGTATCCGTACAGTTTGCTCCAACGGGATCTTCCTTCCTCATAGCGTTTTCTGATACTCCATGTCGTATTCAGCGAAATAGAGCGGCTTTCCTCCTGTGCAAATGCTGCAAGGACGGTCAGAAGCATTTCTGAGAATGCAGTTCTGGTATCGATATGATTGCTTTCAAAGATAAGATGTACTCCGATCTCATTGAGGTGTCTGACAAACGTCAGGCATTCAAGGGTATTTCTGGCAAAGCGGGAAATACTTTTAGTTACGATAAGATCGATTTTTCCTGCTTCACAATCCCTGATCATTTTCCGGAATTGTTTTCGCTTTGAAACACTGGTACCTGTCATGCCTTCATCTGCATAGATTCCTGCCAGCTTCCAGCCCGGTCTGCTTTCTATCATATCAGTATAGGATCTGACCTGATTCTCGAAGCTGGTTCTCTGCTCATCATTGTCAGTAGACACACGGCAGTATGCTGCAACTCTCAGCTCTTTCGCAGTATCCGGTTCTTCAGGATTCTGCGGCTCAAGAATGATCTTCTCAATATTCATAATTTGCCCCTTTCTGAATGGGATCAACTGAGTATTATCCCTCAGCGTTATCCTATTATTGCGTAAAACAGCCGATATATCAAGTCATTTTGCAATCATAAATCGGAGAATAATCCCGATGTTTCAGCAGGATAACTGGTCAATATACAGAAAAAAGCGGCCTCCTGTAATCAGAAAGCCGCATAGTATTATTTATTATTCCGCACTTCTTCAACAAGCTTCGGAAACTGTGAAGGGTACCTCAGAAGATAGGCATCCCATAATTCTGCCTTGTGCCTTGGATCCTGTGAGTCCCGCAGCACACCGGAAGATAATGTTGTCACACTGCCGCATTTCCAGTGAATGCTAATCGTTCTGTCATCAATACCGCCTTTTTTCAGTTCAGAAGCCGTGTGGCTGTGCAAGCCAAAATCGATCCTTTCAATCAGATCATCCAGCCACCAGTAATCAATTTTACCGAATGATGGATGTTTTTCTTTTACCTGCAGGAGCAGTTCTGCATTTTCTGCTCTATCAGCATTTTTGCTATTTACGATACGCTTCACTTCTTCTAAATCAAGCGTTTCATAGGCTTTAAGAATTGCTTTTTCTACTTCCTGAAACTGTATTACGAATTCTCTGCATGCTCCTTCGCCCTCACAGCAGAAATGAGTATAACAGTTCTGGATCAACAGCTTTCTGTGTCGGAGAACATGCCCACAATAGGGGCAGCGGATAAACTCTGCATATGGATACTGCAGCGGCGTTGTTGATTTCTTCAGTTCAAGGATCACATTGCACCGTTCAAACTGTTTCCTTGATATAATGGGCTCATGGTGATTTTTTATATATACACTTGGCAGTGCTCCGTTATTCCGGCGTGAACGATGAGTGATATAATCCTTTACATAGTATTTCTGAGCTATGATATCACCAACATATTTCTCATTGGCTATCATGTAGTGGATCCTTGAATCGTCCCAAACCTTATCTTTTCCATCCGGTCTCGTATATCCTTTCTCATACAGTATCCTTGTTATCTCAGGAACAGATGTCCCGTGTTCATATAAATCAAAAATCAGTCTGACGGCCTCTGCCTCTCTTGGAACGATTTCTATATTATCGTTTGCTTCATTCTTTCGGCAACCGTAGCACCTTATCAAAAGCGGTTCACCGTTCTGAAGCCGTTTCCGTTTTCCCCATCTTACATTCTCCGAATGTGAATGGCTTTCTTCCTGGGCGAACGCCGCAAATACAGAAAGCAGTATTTCGGATGAGATCATATCTGTATCGATTCCTTCTTTTTCAAGTATTAATCGGACTCCAAGATCTCTGAGCTTTTTGATACAATTCAGTGCATCAAGCGTATTACGCGCAAATCGGGACAGTGATTTACAGATCACGCAATCTATAAGGCCTTTTTCACAGTCTTCAAGCATTCTGAGGAACTCCTTACGTCTCGCCATCATTGTCGCAGAGGTTCCTCTGTCGGCGTAGATCCCTACAAACTCCCAGCCGGGCTCTGAAGAAATCTTTTCTGTATATACTGCAACCTGTGTTTCGTAACTGGTAAGCTGCTCTTCAGACTTTGAGGAAACACGACAATAAGCACATACACGCAGCTTCGGCTTTGTGGTCCCGGAAATATCCTGATTGAGTATTCGCTTTATCTTTGTGCTTCCCACAGTTTTACCTCCTTTTCAGCGATCTTTTGCCCTTTTTCCATCAGATATTTTTCTTCAGCAGAGAATACTGATCTTCCACCTCCGATTGTCCCGTGTTTTATCAATTCCTGGACAATATCAAATAACTCGTGGCTTACGATGGCGGGATGATGCCCTTCAATAAGGATCTGATCGACAAAACCTTTATTTTTGACTCTTTTTTCCTTTCCGTTACTATCAATGATCGTACATTCTTTGTTGGATAGGAAATCACCCACATAGTTCTCACTGCGCAGAAGCAATGCCACAGTAGGATTTGTCCATACTTTTTCGCTTCCTTCTTCTCTTTCCATACGATTCATTTCATCTCTGATTTCAGAGTATGTGTGGCACATAGCAGCCATGTAGAAGGCCATTCTGACAACTTCTGCCTGATTTGGAACGATCACCCAGCCATGATTTTTTCCGTCAGATGTGTAGCCATATCTTGGAGGAGACCATGTTTCTCCTCGTTCAAGGTGTTTCATTCTGCTCCATGCCTGATTCTGTGATAAAGAAATGCTCTCTTCCTGCGCGATCGTTGCAAGTATACCGAGTATCAATTCTCCTGTCATAGTATCAGTATCAAGGTTTTCTTTCTCAAATAATACACGCACCCCAAGTTCCTTGAGATGTCTGACCGTTTCAACACAGTCTGCCATGTTTCTTGCAAATCGTGATATGCTTTTCGTCAGAATAAGATCGATCTTGCCATCCTCGCAATCCTTTATCATACGATTCAGTTCTTCACGGTTGTACATCTTTCTGCCGCTTTTTCCGTGATCACCGTACACTCCGACAAACTCCATTTCAGGATCTGAGTTTATCAGTCTTTCGTAATACTCGCATTGGACTTCAAATGAGCCGTCCTGAGTATCACTTGCTGTGCTTACGCGGCAGTATGCACACGCTCGTATTTTCTTGTTTTCCATAAATACCTCCTATCTGACCACCATCTTCTGCGGTCATCATATATTGGCATAAAACAGCATACATAGCAAGTCATTTCAGCAATTATTTTAAGACCACAGGAGGTATTTATTTCTTATGTAAACAGAGGGATGTTTCCCTCCGTTCAGAGTGATCACTCCTTGACAAAAGTACCCTTGTAGGTGTCATTGCCAATCTTGATAGTTGCTGTTACAGTACTTTCGGTCTTGGGCGCATCAGCAATCTGCACAGGTACAGGAGCATTTCCCCAGCCGTTCAGCCCCTTGCCCTTGATAGTAGTCGGGAAATCCTTGTAGCAGATATCGAGATCCACATTGCCGTTGATACCTGCAACCTTGCCCTTTTCACTGTGCTGCCAGATGCCGTAAGCACCGCTGTAATTGGTCTGATCGACCCAGTGCGCCAGCCAGATCGTATACCAGGACTTGATATCATCAGCGGTATGCGTTGCGAGAGACGAAGCAGAGCCGTACAGACCAACAAAATAGCCGGCGCTCTCAACCTTTTTGAGGAATGCTCGCATGATATCAGAGACCTGTTCCTTGCCGAGGTCGAACTGCTTCTTTTCCTCAAGGTCGAAGTACACAGGCATCTCGAACTGTTTTCCCTTGATGACGGAGAGGAACACATCGGCTTCCAGTTCCGCTTCCTCCGGAGTCATGGCGTAGGAGTACCAGTATGCGCCGACCGGAATGCCAGCGTCCTTTGCACCTGAGTAGTTCTGCTCGAACTTCTCATCCTTCTGCGATGCCAGTCTGCCGTAGCCGGCTCTCAGGATGGCAAAGCCGATCCCGTCTGCTTTGACCTTACCCCAGTCGATATCGCCGTTGTGTACACTTACATCAATGCCCTTCATATCCTCACCTCCGAAATACTTGTAGAAATCATCGGTCACAGTGCTGTTGCCATGCACTTCATCGCCGTACCACTTCTTGCCGGAACGGACATCAACATGTGTATACTGATATGCGGCTGTGATGTTTGCGATACCGCTGAAACCGATATCCTGCGCCTTGCAGCAGACAGTTTTAGAGGAAATTGGCTGTCCGCCCTGCCCGTAACAGCAGATATCTGCCGCATTGCCGAGTGTATGCTGTCCGGTACCGCTGCCCTTAACAGCCTTATCGTGCGCAGAACATCTGAAGCCGGAAGTCACAATGATCTTGGAGCAGTTCAGGGCGGTATAGAGCTGTTCGAGCTTTTTCACAAGCTCATCGCTGACCTCAAACTCATGCTCTTTCCCGCACTTGCAGCGGAACTCTTTTGCATTAAAATGCGGGGAAAGCTGTGTGGTATCCGAATACTCATATTTCTTGTTCATTTTCTTTTCCTTTCTGCGTAAAATCGCTGATTACGGCTTGACAAAAACGCTATACTAATGCTATAATGAGAAAAAACACGGAGGTGCATGAACAATGCCAAGAAAACCTGCAAACCCGAAAACCGATGCTGTAAAGAAAACGACACGTAAGAAGAAAGTTGAAGATGCAGTCGTTGAGGCTGCTGTTGCAGAAACTCCTGCTGTTGCTGATGCACCGGCTGCTGAGAAGCCTGTCAAAAAGAGAGGCAGAAAGCCTGCTGTAAAAAAGCCTGAGCCTGAAAAGCATGATATCGTAAAGGTTGCTACGCTTGCGCCCGGCGAACTGAAAGAGCTCATCAATGCTCCGGCGCCTACAACGCCGTTCCCGGCATCCGATGATCCGTCAAAGGATATTGCTCAGACTGCACGCAAGCCGAGAGCGAAAAAGGCGGACAAAAAGGCAGAGCCTGTTCTTTCCACACTTGTTCAGGTTGGAGATGCAGAGTACGATATAACGGATATCGCTGCAAAGGCATATAAGGCATACAAGTCCACACATAAGCGGAAGGCTGTAACAGAATTTCGTGTTTATGTCAAGCCCGAAGAGGGAGTGGCGTACTTCACTGTAAACGGTGAAGGTTCACCTGATTTCAAGATCAATCTTTAATACACCATCTCCTTTGTAATGCAGTCGAGTGATCGGCTGCATTACTTTTTACCGTCTTCCAATTCATCGATCATTTTCTGAATATCATCGTCAATGTGCTGCGCTCTCTTCTGAAGCACCTCAATAGCCTTTTTTATTGCAGGCGGATATGGGATTCCCATGAGCGAGGTGTTCTCAATAATGGAAAGCAGCTCATTCACACAGAAGCCGATGCAGGTCGCGTCACGGATATATGTGGTACCGATCATGATATCCATACGGACAGCCACAACCACCATGAGCAGAATGCAGAACTTCTTTGCAAGCCCAACCCAGCCTGCCTTTGAACTCAGTCTGCCGGTCTTGCTGTGCTTGCTTCTGCCCATAGATGCGGTGATCAGTCCGGTTGTGAAGTCAATCGCCATGAAAATGAGAAGTGTTGCCAATGCTGAATCCCACCCCCCGAGCAGCGCCGCAAAAAAGCCGCCGATCACCCCGGCGGCAGTACAGATATTTTCTTTCATTGTATCATCCTTTCAAAATGTCACATCCACTACCTTCACGGCGCGGATCATCGGACTGGTATTGTCGGTGATTGCTTTCCATGCAAGGTAATACTCTCCCGAAGGAATGTTACTGCACTCATGCAGTACATTGACATAGTTGCCCACAGTACCGAGCCAGCCGAACGGAACAGAAATAGCACTGTGATTCTGGATAGCCTCATAGATATACCTTGCAGTTTCCGCCGAAGAAAGACCGGCGTTATTTTTCGGCACAAGCCACATCTCACCGATATCCGTTGCGCCCGACTTATAGCTCAGCATGATCTTTCTGTTGCTGCTGATGTGAACAGGTTCAACGCACATCGTGTAAATGGTCTGTCCCCAGTTGAAGTCAGGCTGATTGTAGTAGATCGCATAGCCGTTCTCTTCGCAGCAGAAATGCGGATAGGATTCTGTGAAGCCTGCAAGGGAGCGATAGCCGTCGTTATAGAAGGTGTACACAGATTCGCCGTAATCATGGAGCGCGTCGATGGAAGCCCTGAACAGCGTGACATCCGGCTTTGTCTGCGGGATCTGCAGTACCTTCGGTACGAGTGAGTTCAGCTTTTCAGATTCCGAAGACTGTACGCCCATTGTCACAAGATTTCGGGCTAAAGAATCCCTCTGCTCATCGAGAGCAGTCAGATAGTTTCCGATACTCATTCGCTCACCTCCACAATATCAGCCAGTGCGTTCTCAACTTCGGAGAGCGTCTCCTCCACTGCAGACAGTCTGGTAAGGATATCAGAAATCGAAGTACGGCAGCCCTGCATATCATAAAGGATCTCAGTTTTGAAACGCTCAAAAACGCCCTCATTAACACCGACACGCTCAGTCAGATTCATGGCTGTAGTATATGCATCGTTCCAGCGAGTGACATGGGATTCCGTGATACTGTTGAGCGTTGTGAGGTTGTGATGCCAGTGTGCCTGTCCGACAACTGTTGCGATGGATGCGATATCATCGAGCATTTCCTGTGTGATGCCGTCCAGCACTGCCTTGTTGGTATGCGAATGCGCCTGTGCGGAGACTTCGCTCAGTCCGGTTGACAGCCCGTGCAGAGCGCTTGCGGTTGATGCCTGAAAAGCAGCCTGATCACGCATATACTGTTCGGTGATGGTATCCAGCACATCCTTATTGTTATGTGTATGCGCAGCAGAGCTGATAGGAAGCAGAGCCTCACGGATATCATGAATATCATAGGTTGTTGCATCCTCAAACTGCTGCAAGCCCTGCAGGTCAGCAAGGAGCGCCGCCGTCAGAGCGTTCAGCACATCGAGATTGTTATGTGTATGCGTACTCGGTCTGAGATTCTCCACAGCTTCGTTCAATGTCTGAATCTCGTACTGTGTTCTGTCCTCAAACTGCTGCAGGTCGTCAAGCTCCTGCAGGAGTTCAGGTGTGATTGCATCGAGCGTTTCCTTGTTATCGTGGCTGTGTGCCTCTTCTGCAACGGGAGCGATCTCACGCTCGATGATTGTTGTGACCTCAGATGTTTTCGGGTACTCCGACATATCCGGCGTGATGCCGTCCTTGCCCTTCAGACTTTCCAGCCACTCCTCTTCAGTGCCGACATAGCCGTGCTCCACAGCGATTTCATAGGCACTCTTGCCGTCCAGTCCATGCTCAGCGTCCTCAATACGCTTCAGAAGCTGCGTATACAGATCAGGTGTCGGCGGGATAGGCGGTTCATCACCCTCAAAGCCGGATTCTCGGATATTCAGCGTTACCGGAACAGTTGTTGCTCTCACAGTCGTATCCGATTCCGTATCATAACCGAACACTGCCATTTTCACCGCACCCGCGTGAAGCTCCGCAGGCAGATACAAAGTCGTTCCATCCGTGCCGAGCACAACGGAATACACCTCATCACACTGCGAAAACTGCACGACCTTGTGAAAATGCTTCCAGTCGCCGTCAAATGTGAATTTGAACTGCACATACTGGATCTGGTGGTCTGCGAGGACTTCTCGTTTAATGATCTCAATGCTCTGGTTCTTTACAAGAAATTTCCACATTATTCTTCACCAACTTTCCATTCTCTGTTCTCACGGTCATATTCCATATATCCATCCAGACACTGCACTCTGTAAAGTCCATGCGTATCTCCCTGACCGCTGTTGTTATCCCAGTTACCGCCCTTCGTAACTGCCGCCCAGTCATCAAGACTGCCTTCATAAGTCAGTTCGTGCAGCGGAGTATAGTTTATCATGTGAGAGCCGAGTTTTTTCACGTTGTTGCTGAGAGTCAGGCTCTGTAAAGGCGTTCCCACGAAGCAGAAACCGGGTACTTCCTCGCACTCCACACGGGCAGAGGTCAGTGTGCGGGAGTCCATAAACAGATAGGTTCCGAGGGTAGCCAGTGTAGCAGGGAGCGTTACAGACGTGAGCGATTCGCAGGCAAACGCCTTTTCTCCAATGGTCGTCACGGATGCTGGCAGATTCAATTCTGTAAGACCGCCCTGGTCGTACATAAAGAAAGAACGCTCGCCGATTTCGGTAAGGCTTGCCGGGAAACTTGCCGAGGCCATGCTCTTGCAGCGTTCAAACAGGCTGTTTCCGATTTTTGTGATTCCGTCCGACACCACAAGACTTCTGATATTCTCATTCTCCCAGAAAGGCGACTGTCCGATCTGGTAATCGTAAGTCTCTCCAGTGCCGTGCAGCAGGAGCTTTCCGTTTTCATACAGAACATAGTGGATGTTCTCACCGCAGGTACCGATCTCAACGATACCTCCGATGATATCATCGACTTCGGTCTGAAGTGTCTCCACCTGATGACTGAGTTCTGCAATGGTCTGATTGTTCTCCTGCACCTCTGCGATAAGCTGTGCAAGCTGAGACTGCATATCCGTTACTTTGCATTTACCGAGGATGCATTTGCAGTAGCCGCAGACATTCTTGTCCTCTCGATAATCGTACCAGTCACGCTCTGTAATTCGAGAAGCTCCGGGATTCATACGCACCGCATACATAAGAAGACGGACATGATCTTCATCCTGGGGGATAGTTGGAAGCTGCGGGTTCTCAGCCGGAGTGCCGGGGAAAAGTCTCAGCGAAACACTGCGGACGGATTCTGTGGTATCCAGATAGATCGCAATGCCCACATACCTCGGCAGGGACTCGTCCTGATACGATGTGAGATCGATCACATAACGTGAATCGTTGATAAAATAGTGTCCGTTGATCCACGCTTTACCGGTTCCGAGAACCACACCGAGACCGCTGTTTGCCGCTGTTAGCTTGAAGTTCTGACCGTAGGTATCGAGGATACTATTGCAGATGATACTGGACAGATATGCTGTGAAGTCCTCTGCTGTATAGGTGCGGTCAAGTCCTTTTGAATTGAAAAATCCGCTTGAAAAAGCCATAAAAATCACTCCTTAAATGTCGGCGTCAGGCTGCGGCCGTTCTGGTCAAACGCTTCTATCATGCCGATGAGCTGCACTTTCGGCTGTATCATGCCAAATCGCTTATGCTCGACCGTCACATAATCACCGACGAAATAGTCACGGTTGTAGACATACTGCGTGCTGTCCGCTGCGATCTCCGATTCCGATGCGGTTTTGGGATCGACCAGTTTTTCCGAGCCTCTTGTTTTCAGCAGCGCAATATACTGTTCTTCGGGAATTGGTACAGTCTCGCCCTCGACCTGTTCTTCCTCGGAGATATCCTTCGCATCCACATACAACTCGTAGCGTTCGAGATAGGTCGGCTCAGTATCCACATAATATGTGGTGTTCTTGCGCTCTGTCCCCTCGCCGTGACCATAGATATAGGCGAAGTTGCGTGTGATAGCAGTATCCGAAGCGAAGGAGAAAGACAGCAGATTGCTGTAGGCATCGGAAAAGATGATATGTGGATTATCTTCCTGCATAAGACTTCTGTCCTCTCCCTGAGACAAATCGAACACTATGCGATACTGTTCGCCAGTATCTTTCACAAGCCTGATATTTGCCGTTCCGCCGATCTTCTCACAGATGGTGTATACCCATTCCATGAGATTTTCATAGGATACCTGCAGCGTTGCGGTTTGTTCCCAGCAAGCCCCCGATACTGTGCCGAGTGATAAGCCGGGAATGCGACGGTTATCATTGAGAAGCGTATTCTGCCTGACAATATCATGCACAATTTCGCTGTATGGCTTCTGTGCCGTGACATTGTATGTCGGGTGAATGATACGGCGCTCCAGCAGGCACATGAGGAAACGTCCTCGCACCGTCAGATAATCGCCGTTTTCGGCATCAGTGTCTATCTGCACCGACTCAATAATGCCGAAATGCCGACTGTCATCATCTCTGCCCACGATGCGCCCTGTCTGAAAAATCGAAAGATTCTCCGGATTGGCTGCGATATACACCTCAAAGCTGCCGCACTGGTAGTATTCAATGTCCCACAAGAGTGAGGAGAAGCTGTCGCATACTGCTTCGAGGGTGATCGTCAGACTGTCTGCATCAGCGTCCATTCTGTAAACTTCAATCTGCATATATCACACCCCCAGATAAGCGTTTGTGTGGACGATGGTCACTTTCAGATTTTGCAGACCTGTTCCACGCAGATAGAAGCGGTTTTTACCCTCACGCAGCGTCAGCCACGTTGAGCCGGAAACAAGCCGGTTGATGATATTGGTTTTCACACCGCCTCGGTCAAGCGTGACCGTCTTATGACCTGTCTTTGTGGTAACTGTAATGATATCTCCGGCGAGAATGTCTCCTGTGATCTGCAAATATTCATCGGTATCCGCATTGTACAGCGTGGGAGACCGGACATCGGCGAGGGCTTCGATCTGCAAGGTGAAGCCGATCTCGTCACCGTCATTGATGATTTCCATAATGTTCTGCGTGTTGAATTTACCCAGTACAAAGGGCTCAGGATTGCTTTCAGTCGGGAATGGGAATGTGAACGCGCCCGTGATCTGACTGTAATATGCCATGACGGATTCCGTGGAGTACCAGTAGATGTCAGGACACAGGATAGAGATCTGTCCGGTGACAAGCTGCTCGAAGTTGCTGACCTCACAGGTTTCCACATAGCCCTCGGTGAAAACATCTATGCCGGCGGTTTTGTAGTAGACTTTTACATATCTGCTCGGTTTCACCACCTTGTAGAGCTGATGGCGGCGCTTTTCTACGCCCACACCTCTCATCTCAAAGTGAATGACCACATTCCGCTTCTCGATGAAGGCGTTGTTGAGGTAGCTGCCGTCCATGCCTGCGTAGGAGGAGGTGCTGATCGTGCCGGGTGGCGGGGAAAGTCCCTCGATCTTTGAGGTCATATACTGATTTGCGGTCGCCGTCATGTCGATTTGGTCTCCGGCTGCATTTTCTAAGATAAGGCTGAAAAACATGGTATCACCGCCTTTACTTTTTAATGGAATTGATGTATAATAGTGGTATTAAATATGGACAGGAGAATTATTGTGGATAGATCATCAAAAATAGAACTTACAAATATGTGCCTGATCTATGACGACAGGCGTGTGCTTGTTCAAGAGAAACAGGGCTTGAAGGAAAAATATAAAGGCGGTCTGGTTTTTCCAGGTGGTCACGTTGAACCGGATGAATCGCTGCTCGATTCCGTGATCCGTGAGATGAAGGAAGAAACCGGACTCACCATTCACAATCCACAGCCTTGCGGCTTTAAGGACTGGATATTGGAAGATGGTACAAGATACATTGTTCTGCTATATAAGACAGATCAGTTTGAGGGGGAATTGAAAAGCTCCGAGGAAGGCAGAGTATTCTGGCTTGACAGAAGCGAGATCGACAATGCAAATCTGATCTGGAATATGCGTGAACTGATGCAGATCTTTGAGACGGATAGCTTCAGTGAATTCTTTTTTAAGATACAGAACGGAACATATGAAGGGAAACTATTAGGATAATGGGGCAGAATCACTCCCACCCCATCACAAATCACACATTCAGTGCATTGCGCGTCTGACGATAGATCTCCAGCCGTGACAGCGATTTCGGACTATTATTGGTCTGATTCACTGTGCGGCTGTTGTCGTTATTGTAGTAGTTGTTTACCACGCCGCCTGCACCACCGTCTAGCATTGCGCCCGAAATGCCGTCAAACTTCATATCAAAGCTCGACTGCATTGTGAGCGACATCGCATCGGCAACAGACGATACTGCCTTTTCCACATACTTCTTGCTCTTGCTGATGCCGTCTGCGAGTCCCTTCATAAAGTCTGGCATCCAGGATTCGAATTCCGACAGAGGGCCTTTATCCGGTACAGAGAAATGCAGATACTCACTGATTGCTCGTGCTACATCCGCAACAGTGTTAATGAGATTGCCGAGCATATAGTTCAGACCGTTGATAAGGTTCTGCATGAGGTCGCGTCCCCACGACCAGGAGCTGTTGACCTTGTCCATGACGGCATCATAGACAGCACTCATTGCATTGCTGACTGCATCACGCACGCCGCCGAGCCTGTCACCGATACCGTTTTTGATGTTATCCCAGATAGACAGCACTGCGTCCTTTACCTGATTCATTGGATTTCTCACGATATCCGGCATCGCATTCCAGACAGACTGCACCACGGATTTGATACCGTTCAGAGCTGTGTTTATCACATCTTTCGCAGCATTCCATGTTGTTGAGATCACATTTTTGATGTCAAGCTGTCCGGTATTGATGAGAGT